TCATGACCGGGATAACTGTGCCCATGTGTCCATACTACATGTAGGCAGAGGGCACAGTGTCTTTACAGCGTCCACGGAAAAGTCTGTGTCCGTCCACGACAAAGCCCTGGTTATCATAGACAAAATGTGCTGTTTCGAGGCAAAGACACAGCCGAGGGGGGTATTGTCGCTCTATACGACCCTCATGTAGTGCTTATACGGGAAATCGCGATCGACTGTGTCCAGTGTCCACGGCCATACTTTTCCGGTGGTTACAGGCATCCTAGGGCTAGCGTGTAGGTGTGTGTGTATGTAAAGAGCCTGTACGGCGTTATGCGCGCCCGGTGCTGCCTAGGTTTGCCGATTCGGCCCGGCTCGTGTACACCTGATGCGTGCCCTTCGCCTCGCTCCGCCCCTGCGCTACCCCTGGCTGCCCTGCCTTGGTGAAGCGTGGCCGATGCGAGGCCCACACCTCACCGGTGGCAGCAGACCCCCAGCGCGCGCACTCACAGAGCATGTACCAGCTGCCCCAGTGGCGTGCGCTGCGTGCAAGGCAGCTGCAGGCCCACCCGCTGTGTGCTGAGTGCCTGCGCCAGGGCAGGGTCACCCCTGCCACCGTGGCCGACCACATCAAGCCTCACAACGGCGACGCAGGCCTCTTCCTCGAGCCGAGCAACATTCAATCGCTGTGTGACTATCGATCGAAGTTCAATTGCCATGGCACGAAGACGAGCCACGAAGCCAACGCGCGCCGCGGGGCGACATGATACCCCCCGGCCTCCAAATCTCTGGCACACACGCGCCCATAAATCGGGCACCAGATTCAAACACACTCGGCCAAAATGGAAGCAACGGGCAATTACGATAATCTGTAAATTGTAACTATATTCAGGCACTTAGCACGTCAGATAGAGAGTAAAGAACCATGGCAGGACGACCCCCAAAACCCACTGCTCTCAAGCGCCTGCAGGGCACGCTGCGCGCCCATCGCCCGCAGGGCGTCGAGCTCCCGCCCATGGAAATGGCGGAGTGCCCCGAGCACATCGTCAAAGAGGCCCGGAAGCAGTGGCACCGCATCGTCGGTGAGCTGGTGAGGCACAAGATCGTGGCCACGGTCGACGCGAGCGTGCTCGAGCTCTACTGCACGGCCTACGCGAACTGGAAGCAGGCTCAGGCGGAGTGGGACGAACAGGGCTCGACGGTTGAAGGGAAGTTCGGCCCGGTCAAGAACCCCGTCGTGCAGATCTGCCAAGACGAGCGCAAAGAGGTGATGCGCCTCGGCTCGCTGCTCGGCCTCGACCCGAGCGGCCGCGTGCGCCTGAAGGTGGTGAAGCCGGAGGACGAGGACGATGACGATGACGACCAGCTGCCGCCCGTGATCGAGCCGACAACGTGACCGGTGGGCCTGCGGTGACGCCGGCCGCCGCGCGCGTGCCCGGGAAATGGGAGTGCCTCTGGCGCGAGCGCCACGAGCGCGACCTCGCGCTGACGAAGCAGCCGGGCGGGCACCCGAAGGGTTTTCTGTTCAGCGCCGAGCGCGGCGAGCACTTCGTGCGGTTCGTCGAGAAGCGATGCAAGCACCACAAGGGCGAGTGGGCGGGGCAGCCGCTGATCCTCAGCGACATTCAGCGCGAGATCTTCCGGCAGATCTTCGGCTGGGTGAAGAAGAACGAGAAGGGCGTGTGGGTCCGCCGCTTCAGCACCGCGTACCTCGAGGTGGCGCGCAAGTTCGGCAAGAGCACGATCGCCGGCGCCGGGGGGCTGTACCTCATGACCTCCGACGGTGAGCCGGGCGCGGAGGTCTACTCGAGCGCGACGAAGAAGGATCAGGCCGCGATCTGCTGGCGCGACGCCGCGGCCATGGTGAAAAAGAGCCCGTGGCTCAAGAAGCGGGTCAAGGTGTTCCGCGGGAACATGGCGTATGAGAAGAGGGGCTCGAAGTTCGAGCCGCTCGGCGCCGACAGCTCCACGCTCGACGGCTTGAACCCGCACGGGAACATCGTCGACGAGCTCCACGCGCACCGTGACCGCGGCGTGTGGGACGTGCTCGACACGGCCATGGGCGCGCGCCGGCAACCGCTCACGCTCGCGATCACCACAGCCGGCGTCTACAACCCCGAGTCGATCGGCTGGCAGATGCACGACTACGCGACGAAGGTGCTCGAGGGCGTGATCGACGACGATTCTTTCTTCGCTTTCATCGCGGCGGCCGACGAACCGCCGGCAGATCAGCCGGAATGGTACTTCACCGAGCTGGCGCAGCGGCAGGCGAACCCGGGCTTCGGCGTGAGCCCCAGCGCGAGCTACCTCGCGCGGCAGGCGCAGAAGGCGAAGGACCAGCCGAGCTTCTACAACACGTATCTGCGCCTGCACCTCAACGTGTGGACGCAGCAGGTCACGCGCTGGCTCTCGCTCGAGCAGTGGAACGCGTGCGAGGCGCCGATAGCTCCCGGGGTCGACGCGCACGCGCTCGCGCTCGCTCGTGAGGAGGAGCTAGCTGGGAAACCGTGCTGCGGAGGGCTGGATCTCTCCTCGAAGCTCGATTTGACCGCGCTGGTGCTCGAATTCCCCGGCCCGGGTGACACCGTGGAGCTGGTGTGCCGCTTTTGGCTGCCCGAGGCCCGCGCCGAGGACGCGGCGAAGAAGGGGCAGCGGTTTTACCAGACGTGGGCAGATGCCGGCTGGCTCACGCTCACGCCGGGCGACGTGATCGACTACGAGTTCATCCGAGCCGAGGTGAACGCGCTCGCGAAAAAGTTTCGCCTGCGCGAGCTCGCGTTCGACCCGTGGGGCTCGACTGACCTCGCGACGAGACTCGCCGGTGACGGGATCGTCATGGTCGAGGTGCGCCAGGGCTTCAAAACGCTCACCGAGCCGTGCAAAGACCTCGAGGCGAAGGTGGTTGCGAAGAAAGCACGCCACGCATCGAACCCGGTGCTGCGCTGGTGCGCGGCGAACGCGGTGATCTCGACCGACGCGGCCGGGAACATCAAGCCAGACAAAGAGAAGGCGTCGGGGAAGATCGACGGCATCGTTGCCTGGGCAATGGCGCGCAGCCGCAGCATCGTCGTGAAGGATGAACAGGGCTCCGCGCTGCTCGATCAGGGCGGGTTGATCCTATAGCGGGTTGCCGATTCACCTCGAATCGGTGTACAAGGGACTAGAATGTCGAAAGCCCTGCGTTCACTCCTGGTTGACGGCATGATCCTCGGGGGCGTCGGGCTGGTCTCGCTCGGAACCTGGGAGATCTACCACCCCGCGGGGCTGATCGCGCTTGGCGCGCAGCTCCTCGGGCTCGGGCTCGCTGTGGTCACCAAGCGCAGGGTGGTGAAGCCGTGAAGCTTGACGAACAGATCGCCGCGCTCGTGGCCGCGATCAAAGCAGCGCCCCCTTTCACTGTTCGATGGACCGGACAGGGTCGCGGGCTTGAGAACCTTTCCGCACGAGGCCGCGCATGAGCTTCCTGTTCGACGATGACGAGTCGAAGGTCGCCGACGCGTCGGCGCTCACCTACACCGCGCTGGGCATCGGGGGATCGTCCAGGACAGGCCTCCCGGTGAACGAGTACACCGCGCTGCGCGTGTCGGCGGTCTACGCCTGCTGCCGCGTGATCGCGGAGGACATCGCGAAGCTTCCCCTGCGCCTGATGCAGGAGAACCGGAACGGCTCGAAGAAGATCCTGTACGACAACCCGCTGCATCGGCTGCTGAGCCGCCGGCCGAACGAATGGCAGAGCTCCTTCGAGTGGCGCGCGACCATGGTGCTTCACGCGCTGCTGTGCCGCAGCGGCTACTCGCTGATCAACCGCGGCGCTGACGGCAGCGTGCTCGAGCTGATCCCGATCCTGCCGCAGGCTGTCATCCCTCGCCAGCTCGCGGATTGGACCGTCGTCTACGACGTGCGCGACGGCCGCGGCGGGATGATCACGGTCCCGCGCGAGAACATGCACGTGCTGCACGGGCTCTCGTGGAACGGTTTCTCCGCGCTCGACATGATTCACCAGGGCAGCGAGGCGATCGGCCTCGCGATGGCGATCGAGCAGACGCAGGCGGTCTCGCACGGCAACGGCGCGAAGCTCGGCGGCCTGCTCTCGACCACGTCGGTGTTGAAGCAAGAGCAGATCGACCGCCTCAAGGATCAGTTTCAGCAGAACAACGCGGGCGTGCAGAACGCGTTCAAGATGCTGGTGCTAGACAACGGCTTCAAGTTCGAGCCGTGGAGTCAGACCGGTGTCGACGGTCAGCACCTCGAGACCCGGAAGTTTCAGGTCGAAGAAGTCTGCCGGCTGCTGCGCGTGTTTCCCCAGATGATCGGCGCGAGCTCGGCGACGCCGACCTACGCCAGCGCGGAGTCGTTCTTCGGCGCGCACGTGGTGCACACGCTGATGCCGTGGGTCGTGAACTGGGAGCAGGCGATGCTGCGCGATCTGATCTCGGAGGATGACGTCCGCAACGGCGTCGAGGCGAAGTTCGACATGAACGCGCTGCTGCGCGGCAGCGCCGATCAGCGGGCCACGTACTACGAGAGCGCGATCGCGCGCGCCGGGTGGATGAGCCGGAACGAGGCGCGCCGCATGGAAGACCTCGACCCGCTGCCGGGGTTGGACACGATCCTGCCGCCGGCGGGGTCGACGTCCCCGGCGCCCGCGGGCCCGCCCGCGCCGCTGCCGCCCGGGAAGCAGCCGCCGAAGCCGCCCCCGGGCTGATGCAACCAGCGTGCCACCCGATTTGACTTGAATCGGGTGCGTCTGTAGGCTAGGCGCGCATGCGGATCGTCCCCAAGGAGTCGAAGAAGGCAGAGACCGAGATCGAGACGAAGCTCGTCCCGATCGAGCTCGAGACGCTTAGCGATCAGACCGGCGAGTTTGCCGGCCTCGCGATCCCGTTCGACTCGTTACACGACACCTCGAGCTGGATGCTCGGCGACGGCTGGAAAGACACCGTCACACAGGGCGCTTTCGTCGACACACTGGCCGCGCACAAGGCTGCCGGCACGATGCCCTTGCTGCAGTGGATGCACGAGCGCGGGAACATCATCGGCACGATCACCAGCGCGAAAGAGACGCCCCAGGGCGTGCGCGTCGAGGGCAAGGTGTCGCCCCGGGCGATCTCCCCGAGCGGCGTGCCTGTCCTCGAGCTCCTCAAGAGCAAGGCGGTCGGAGGCCTGAGCATCGGCTTCCGCCCTACGGAGGTCGCGCTCGACGAGAAGACGAAGGTCCGCACGATTCAGAACGTCGACTGGCGCGAGCTCTCCGTGGTCGACATTGCCGGCGCTGGGCCTGAGGCCCGCGTCACGGACATCAAGAGCAAGCGCGCCGTCGAGGATCTCCTGCGCGCCGCGGGTTTCTCGAAGACCGACGCCAAGACCTTCATCGCCCGCGGCTTCGAGGCGCTAAACCTCAGCAACGTCGCGCGCAAAGGCATGGACAGCTCGGAGGCGGCTGACCAGAGCACCGCCGACGCCCACGCGGCGCACGGCAGCGCGATGGCGGCGCACGCCGGCGCCATGGCCGCACACGCGACGGCCTC